AGCGCGTCGTTTGAGATGTAAGCAACACCGCTAAAGGTGCCCAAGAAGGTTGAAGATCCTTTAGCCGCAGCCGAATGCTCTCGCTTCAGCGCAGCTACTTTGGTAACCAAAGCCGGAATATCTACCGAATCTGCCTTCTGACCTAAAATCCGGTCTACCGTCTCTCGATACCGGTGGTTGATACGCCCATCCAACTCCTCTCGTTTAGACTCACCGACGAGCCATTCATAGAAGAAAGCGCGGATACTATCAGGGCCTCCAGCAAGCACATCATGGAGTTGCGCCACGGGCAAGCAAACACCGTTAGCCCCAGCACGGCTCGGACGGCCTCCCTCCTGCATAGACCAGCGAGCAACGCCACCATCTACGAAAGTAGCTTCAGCAAAAATACCAGCCTCTTCTCCAGGCCGGAGGGCGTCGAGTTGAGAACCGCTCTTGATTGTCTTTGCACGCCATAGGAGGCCCCAGGCAGAGCCCGAAAGAGCGAGTTGAATGGCCTCTGCGATACGACTCTTACCGCTCTCGTTTGGGCCAACGAGAAGGGTGTACTGGCCCAGTTCGGTCGCAGCACGATGACCTTTGATGTTGGTCTCAATCTTTTCTACATGGTTCATTTTTTAGTCTCCTGTTTCCAGAACTCTTCGATTACTCCCGCAAAGATTGCAGAAGGGCAGGTGCGTTCTGTGCGCCATCTATAGACCGTAGTGGAACTCGGATGGCTATTTCCGGGGAAGAACTCCCCCATTCCAACAGCGATTTGTTCGTCGCTATACCCAGAGTTGTGCAACTCGGTAAGCATCTTCAGGTATGACAGTTTCATTTATCTACTCCACAAGAAGGTGATACCCAGTTGTCCAATCATCTGGGTCAGACACTTCAACCCGTGTCACTTTCTTCAGCGACTGGTTGCGGTCCCAAGTAAAAACAGGACGCTCTGCTCCTAAAGCAGACTGAACAATGCGGGCGGTTGCACGACCGCAAAAGCGTCCAGGGATAACAAAAAGATTGTACCGAGGCTTACGGGTGACGGCGTGGATAGCTGTTGTCGTGCTTTCTGCCCACTCGTCCCAGTTTCCTCGGAAGTTCATATCGTAGTCTTTGCGCGCGGCGATGATCTGCACTCCAGTGCCTCCCCGCTGCGAGAAAAGGTCTGACAGTTCAAGCATCGCTGCAAAGATGCCTCGCGCAGATTCAGATGATGGGTGTGCATAAAATACTCTCATACTTCCTTCCAGTTCATGCCAATCTCCGCTTCCGCTGTGTAGAGGATTCGAGGATTAGTCTTACGTTTACGGGTCATAGTTTCGGTTAGTTGTTTACATACTTCTTCTGCTTTCTCTTCAGGCACCTCAAAAGTCAGCGAATCGTGACACTGATTGACAAGGCCGAGGTTATTCTCAAAGTCAAAAGGAAGAACATCGCATCCCCCGATACCTTCGGTGGATACACCCTTCTCCCCCAAAACAAGTTCGAGCATTGCCTCGTGTACGATTGCTGCACCCCCTGCCTGGATGGGGTGGTTTACCAGTTCGTTGATCTTCTCTTCATCCCTGAAGTCTCTACGGCGTCCCCACAGCGTGTCACCGATAAAGCCCTGCCTCCTATAGAGAGACTGCATAGAACGCCACCAGCGGGGTATCTCGGGGTCAGCACGCTCCAATCCGCGTACAACCTGTCGGATGTCTCGCTTCTTCAAGTGCGCATAGACAAGCTTTCCATCCTCGTCTTCAGCGCTAATGACTTGCTCATGGATGCGGGGAACTGCCGCAGCATACTGCCAGGCGTAGCGGACGTTCTTTGTGATGCCTCGCATTGACTTAAACGTACCTGCGCCTTTCTTCTTCCTATCTTCGGGCGCACCATCCATCTCCCAAATAGCGCTACCGTAAACCATTTCCATGGTCTCGTTGTGTGGGTCATACCCATCAGCGAAAGACTTTAGGAGGCGCTCTGCTTTAGCCTCTTCAGCGATGAGGCGTAGCTCAAGCTGATCCATATCCGCGCCGACAAACACATGGCCCTCTTCAGGAATAAACAAATCCCTGAAGTCATAGGGGATGTTCTGTGCGTTCGGGTCCGACGAAGAGTATCTACCCGTCGCAGGCAGTCGATTGTAAGAGGGATGTACGCGCCCACTTCGGAGCACGATGCCCCTTCTCACCAACCCCCCTGAACCATAGGTTTGTGTAATGAGACGAAGTGGACGCAAGTACGTCCCTAACAGTTTTCCATATCTACGGACCAGACGAATGGATTGAAGAAAGCGCACACGCTCCTCATCCAGGCCATAGTCCGTAATCATACGGCGAAGAGAATCGTCATCGGTGCTGGGGTCTCCAGTCTTCTCGTTGTATTTGACTGGTGAAAGTGCCCAGGAAGAGAAAAGGAGATTGCGAAGTTGGTGCGTTGAGTTTGGATTAAAGTCCTTCCCCGCAATCTCCTGGGCTACTCGCGTCTCTTCGATAAGCTTACGCTCAAACGCGGCTTCCCTCTCTCTGGCCTTCCCCAAATCTACTCGAAGACCGAGACGTTGCATCCCAGCCCCGATGGATTGGAGCTTGTGTTCGCGCTCAAGAAGGTGCCACTGGTCCCGCTTCCTTACTTCCCGCCCAAGGGCAGGGGCAACGCGGGCTGTAACACAGGCGTCTTTCGCGCAATAAATGTAGAGTTCCTTGTCTGTCCGTGCCGTCGTAGCTGTATGGTCAGCCTTCCACGCCTCGGTAAAGTCTGTATAGAAAGAGCCGACGAACCCAAGGTTGTGCGGCATCTCATTGTCTGTCAGTAGGTGTAGCAAGATGGTGTCAGCAGCAAGCTTGGGAGTAATCCCGAGGTACTGCTCCATCACAATACGGTCGAACTGTCCTGCGTTATGCCCAACAATGGGCACAGGTGGAGAGGCAAAGAACGCCCGAAGCATCTGCTTCGCCTTCTCCTCGTCTTCCCTGCCCAAGAAGAGTTGTCCTTTGATCGACAGTACAGGCCATACGACGGCGTAAGCATCATTACTGATGCCGATGCAGCGAAGGTTTGCGGTAAGGCTAATCTTGTCGTCGGTCTCAACGTCGTATGCAACCGGAAGACCCATGCTTTTGAAGCGCTCTAATGCTGCTTTCAGTTCATCCAAGCTTCGTAGGAGCTTGATTTCTGGATCAGCCCACTCAAGTTTGCCCGAGAAGAAGCGAAACGCTTTCTGGATGTCGTGCTCAAAGACAGGTTGCCACTTCGGGCTACGAAGCACAAAGTCTGGGTGGAGTGTATACGCCACTTTAATGGTGCGTCTGGGATCCCAAGGCGCGGGTATCTCTTCACATGTACCGCGCAAACGCATCACGGATGGAGAGCCACCACGCAAAGCAGCAGCAGACTCTTTCCCCAGGCAAAGGAAGTGCGTGAACTTCTTAATATTCGCGTGCAGTCTGGGCTTACAGCACGCCTGTGGAGTCATCCATTCAGCTTGCTTGTCTCTTCTACGCTTACTGTTCTTACGTCCGAGGCGGAGCATGTAGCCTGGGAGGTCGTTGTTTGGTGGGCGGCAGGCAATGACATTATCGATACGACATTGGTCCCGATTGATACCGACTGCCTCCAGTGCCCGCTGTAGCTCTTGCCCACCTGGTCCCACGAATGGGCGGCCCACGGAGACCTCGCTGCCTCCAGGCGTCTCACCAATAATCGCCACTCTGTCATCGTTATGTTCCTCGCAATCAACTGGTATCCACTCGCCCTGCTGTTGCAAATCAGTATGCATAGGGCATTGCTGGCAAAGGGGTTTCATGTGTGTGGCCCAAGAAAGTGGAGACGGAACCACCCAAGCTATGCCTCTCGGATGATCCCGCCTCCGGGGGTTCTACCCCTACTCGTTGTCGAGCAGGAAGTCGAAGTCTGAAGCGGAAGAGGTAGCTGTTGTTGTGACAGGGGTAGCCGTCGCTACCGCCTTGGGCTCCTCGATGGCAATGTCGGCCACGGCTGCTTGTGCAGCAGCGGGGGACCGTGCGGCGACCATCATTTCAAACTGCTTCTGGGGGTAGAAGTTATAGCGTGGGTAGCTGCCGTCGAGACGCTTGCCTTCAGCGTCAAGCTCGGGCGGCTGGTAGTTGAAGTAGACGCTTCGACCTACGATCTTATCCAAGATCTTATCAAGTTCGACAGCGCCAGAAAGTTTATCTTCGGGCACTCCAGCAGAGACAAGGAAAGCCTTCAAGAAGATCAAGCCTCGCTCCAGGTTGAAAGATTCCCGGTGACGGGTTCCTTCGGTTTGCATGTAGACATAGAGACGGTTCGAATCGTCAAAAGTCTTATACTCAAGAATACTCGCTGCGTGAAGTCCAGTGGTCAAATATCCCATCCGTGAAGTCACAGATCCAGTGTCGCTAAAATCAACTCGCATTTCGTTTACTCCATTTGCGTGTTGTAGGTTCAATAGCTGCGATTACCCGCACAGCTAACGGGAACTCATTCTTCTTCGAGGCCGAGCGCCAAGATAAGCGCAAACTGATTTACTTCAGTTCGCTCGCCATCTGTAAGGTTCTCGGGAAACGTGAACGTCTCACCCTCTAATGCTGCAAGGTGCTTCATCAAACCTAAAGCACCGAGCATCATAGTCTGGTGACGCATCGCCTTCGCCAGTTCAGGGTCAACCTCCCCAAGCAAGTTGGGAAGAGGTACTGTATTCTTATCTTCCATTACCACTCCTCTTCACCAGCGAAGAAGTCATCAACGACATCCTGCTGGGCAGAGCGGAGAATCGCTCGGTGTAAGGCATCTTGCAAAGCCCAACGAACATGGGTCTTCGGTTTCGACCCGTTAATCTTATTTGCGATCTCCCGCAGGGGAGTACGCCAGTCTTCGAGCCCAGCAGACAATACAGCTTCCGCACCCGCTTCAGCTACCTTCTCCTGCCACTCCAACCCCTTGGGCCGGGGACAGTCAAAGCCTGCTTCCCGCAAGCCTTCTGCAATGTTCATGGGAGACTCGTTCGGGAAAACAGATAGCCTGTCCCCACTAATCCACTGACTACTCGGGCCAGTGTGAAACACATACTGCCAAGGCGCAGCCGTCTCATCATGTACGGCACGAGCTACCACGTCAGCGAAAGCGCTGAACTGCTCTGGTAGCTGTCCAGGTAGGTCGGGGCCTCCCCGGATGTATTTGCCTGAAGAAGTACGTTGCGGCCTTTCATGGGCATTAAAGATGACGTGGATACCATTCTCGGTGAGGTCGCGTGCTGCGTCCCTCATGCCCAGGACTTGGGTTCGAAGCTGACGCCACATGTCCCCGAAGCTGTACTTGGCTTCCAGGTCTCGGACTGTCTGCTCTACAAGGACGGAAAAGTCATCAATGCAGATTACGGGGTGCTTTTTACCCTCGCTCTCCAAGATGGCGACTGCATCCTTTACGGTCTTGGCTCTACGCTCGTTGATCTTGTCAGCGCCAAGGAACCGACGCACGGGAGTCAGCGCTCCTGCCTGGGCAATAAAGAGCCCGGCGGAGGCCGCTGCCCCGCACGCCGTAGTCTTCCCTGCTTTCGAAGGTCCGTAAACTACGATAAATGCTCCAGCTTTTTTAGTCATTCTCTTCTACTCCCCATCGGCAAAGCTCGAACGCATCGCACTTGCCATACTTGTGTGTACAAATCATGTCGCTATAGGCCGCAGGCCATTCGTTTAAAGGTTTGTCTTTCCATCGTTCCATGTTCTCTTCTGCATAAAGTAAGTTCTGTACAAATCTCGAAACTGCGTGTGGCGCAGGCTCTAACGGTCGCCGGTCCAGCTTGTAGGGTGGACGGCTTGTAATCCGATTGATGATGACGCCAGCGAACTCGTCCGGCCAATAGAGCCTTCCGAATACTTGGTAGCCAATCATCTGGCCATTCAGGATGTGTGAGTCATAGGTCTTGTGTGAAATCCGGTAAGCTGTTTTGTGGTCTACAATCCAAACTCTTTTCTGTGAGTCCCGTACAATCAAGTCTGCGCGTTGTGTGTAAAGGTGTCTCCCTGGGCCGAAGCGTGCTCGAAGCTCTCTTTCTACGTCAACGACTTCCCAGACGGGATCATCCCCGTAGTGGGAGACGTAGGCTTCAACCATCTTCTCGGCGACGGGAACCAGGTCAATCCATAAGTCCGAACTCGCTTCTTCTTCAATCGCTAATCTCTGAATCGCTTCTACAGGAGTATACCATTCATCAGGGTTGCCCCCGGTCTGTATCTCCTTCAAGCGCTGGTAATGGTGAGCGAGCCCGATGTGTAGGAGTGATCCTCTCACAAGAGGCTCGCTCATAGGCATCTTGAGTAAACCTTTACTCCAGTACCCATTCAGCCGCATGCACCGCAAAGCAGTTTCAAAGTGGTGCCAACCACGCTCGGATGGGCCAGCATTCAAAAGCTTCTTTGTCGGTGTGGGCATGGCAGTAGCTTATCAGATGCCGTACATCCGTCAAGCAGTTAGTTCAATATCTTCGCTGCCTTTCGGTATCATTGCAGCGACAGCCCCTATTCTTGAGAGCAAATCTTCTTTGTCTGTATCAAAGCTTTCTTCCAAACCAGAGAGTGCTTCATCCTCTACCACCTGCCCAACAGCAGGAAGTTTATCGAGAAGGATGTCCGCGACGTGCTCATCGGCAGTACCCTCGGCGACGATGTAGCTAATGAGTACAGGGCGCTTTTGACCTAATCGACTCACGCGCCCCTCCCATTGTCTAATCTTTCCGGGCGTCCAGGGGAGCATAACGAAGAGCGCCAGGTCTGTATCCTGTAGGTTTACGCTCTCTCCCCAGGCATCTCCTGTACCCACGAGGATCGCAGGCCCTTCGCAGGCCATGTACTCATGTCGGATCTCATCACGGCCCGCAGTGTTAGTGCCGCCGTGCGCTGCCCAGAGAGAAGCATTGAGGTCGTTCTTCCCGAGATGCTTTACGATGTCATCCGAAAGCTTATCGCAGTCTTTCCTACGTCCTGTAAAGACGATGATCTTCTGCTTACTTCGAACCGCATCTTCAATCCGCTGTAAAACATACTTACGTTTGCGTGAAGCTGCCTCTTGTAGAAGAACCTCAAAGTATGCTTCCTGGTCTCTGGCACGCTTAATCTCTTGCTTAAAGCCACCCGCAGCACGGTTCTGCTCTTCATGGGTCAGGTATACAACCTGCCGACGTTTGGGAGGCAATGACTTGTTAACGCTGCGCTGACTTGTCTTGTGCTTACAGAAAGTCAGGCGGTCATTCAACTCGGACTGATTGCTCAATCCATCGTACTTGAACCCGTAAGCATCTTTATACCCAGCGCAGTAACGCACTCCAAACTGGTGGAAGGTTCCCCACTGCCAAGGCTCACACAGATCAAGCTGTGCCCACAGGTCTCTGGGCCTATTGGGGATAGGCGTAGCTGTTAGCCCAAGACGGCGAGAGCCAGCAGAAGCAACGCGATAAGCAGCAGATGCCATGTTTCCGAGGTCCTCATACTTCGTGCTCCCATCGGGCATGATCACACGCTTGCTTCGTTTCGGATTCTTTGCGGCGTGGATCTCATCGAAGACAATGCTGTAAGGTTTTAGCTCCTCAATCGCCTCCTGCCAATCGATTAGAGTCTCCCATGCTGTGATGTACAGGATGTTCGTGTTGCGTGAAAGCTCACTCGGTTTCTTTCCGGTCAAGAGCACAGGCTTAAACGATGTGTACTTACGCGCCTCTTCCTTCCACGTCCCCCTCGCTGCTGCCCGAGTGACGACTATTCTTGGCCCGATGGTGGCGGCTGCCCATACGAGTCCCACCAGGGTTTTGCCAGCCCCAGGAGGAGCCCACACATGAAAGCCCACACGAGGCACAGCAGCAAGCAAAGCATTTTTCTGGTGGGGTAAAAGGAAGTCGGGAACCCAAGGAAGAAGGGAGGGAGCACGTTCTATTCTACTCCAGGTTTGGTCTTGTGGTTCTTGGGAAGTGTTAGCTGCATCGAGAACCGCATTGGCATTCAACGGTACGCGGTATCCTGACGACCGCTTGTTTTTCCAAACACCTGGCAGGTCTTCGGCCCAGGATGGAATCTCATTCCAGTATCTAAAAAGCATAGGTTTTCTCCGGTGTGTGGCAAGTTATGGGAGCGTGACAACCCTCCCCTCATGTTCTACGTCTGGGGTAGGCAGACCGATATACAGGTCTACGGAACGTCCAGCGATTGAAGCTGTCTTGAGTTTTACGCTCCCCAACAATGCAATCGCGAGGCGCAACTCTGGTTCTGGTCTTGAGTCTCTCCGACCATTCCGTGCAGACCATTCGACGTAAGAGCCATAGAGCGTCTCACACGGCACAGCACGGCTGTAGGCAGACTCGGATAGTCTGAAGTATTCAGGAGGCGGTGGGTAGTCGCTGATGACGCTTACAGCGCCCTGCTGTCTCACCATTGATACAAACTTCTCGATGCCTGATTGAGAGGCCAGTTGGATCTGCTTACGCGCTTCCGTCTGGAATGGCATCGCAATCAACTGCCAGTCAATCTGAACCTGACGAAGAGAATCGAAGTACGCTTCTATCTCTTGGGCAAAAGAAGCACTGAACGTAGAGGTCTTTGCATCAAAGCATTTGCGAAGCATCTGCTTGTAGTCATTGGTGGGTCGAGGGACCGCGAGCACTGTTACACGTCGGTCTTGCATATCGACGACGAGCGGCTGACGAGCGTTCGAGGTGAGCCACCACGTCATGCGGTTCGTCACCTTTATTCTCTGGGCATAAGGCGCGGCACAGTGGACTTCTTCATCTGTGATGTAGCTCTTCAGTTCAGACAGCACATCGTTCGACCGACTATCTACTCCAACCTCATCTGCGAGGACGAGTAGATTAGTGACGTAAGACGCATTGAAGCGGTCACGTAGAGCACGGTTAGAAACAACTGCTGTATTGCCTGGGCCAATCATCCGAGACAGGATGCGACCGTACAAGCTCTTACCGATTCCTTGGTAGGGTGACATGCACAGTACAGCGACCATTGAACGGCGTTCTGGGTTTTGTACCAGCGCAGCCGACCAATGCTTCAACCATTCTTTCGCTTCTTCGTTGCCCGCAGTGAGGACTTCGAGCATCCGTTCAATGCGGTCATAGCTACCAGGGCTCGCTTCAATCTCTGGCTTTGCGTAGAGGTTGAGCATCCGAACTGGCTCTTCAATCCATGGGCCTCCAGTCGAGATGCAATCAAATCCGTAGATCTGCCGACTCAACACATGGTCAATCAAAGCGCGCCCATGGTTCGCGTCACAGCCTGAAGGAAGAAGTCCCACAAGGTGATCGAGCAATGGGTCTTTCTTTAGGGGCGAGCCCAACTGCCAAGCACCATCCTGGTATCGGTAGAACACACCCTGCGGTGCGCTGTATGCAAGTTGGTTCTCTACATACTCAACCAAAGATTCAGGAACATCAGCCAGCAAGTCTGCTCGGGCAGATACGCTTCGGGGTCCACTGCGCTTTCCTTTCTTTCCACCCTCGGTCCCGTCTTCTTTCCGTAACCAGTATTGCTGCTCATCATGGAGGTGACGGCTACTTGTACACTGGAGGAAAGCTCGACCGTCCTTGGTCACGCGGAGAAAGGCCGAACCCGGTGAAGCATCAGCCTGGAAAGGACAAGCGCACTTGTACTTGCCGGAACCTTGTTTCAGTATCTCTGATACTGTTACCGCCGCCCCTCCCCTATCATCAATGCGGATCTGGGTGTCGAGGGTAAGCGCAGGCTCCTCTTTCAAAAGACCATCCGTACTCACAGGCTCTCCCTCTAAAAAGACGCCAAGGTAAGGCGACCCCTCTCGCCTAACAGGCATGATGTAGTTGCGGGAGATGTCTTTAGCCTGCTCATCTACACCTTCGGATACCCCAAGAGTCTGGATACCTTTGCGCCATGCGCGCTCATACTCTCCGGGGAGAATGTCCCGAGACAAAAAAAGAACCACCCGGTAGCGTGGTGCTTCTTCCTTGTGAGACCAAGTGGTATACAAGGCCGATCGATAGCCTGAACCTTGGAGAGTACCTACCATCTTCTCTGGCTGTACGGTCGTATGGTCGTAATCATAAACGAGGGCGGTGACTCGCTTTACGTTAGCGTTGGAGCGGCGCTCTCCTTCGTCGTAGATCGCAGGCGACCAAGCAGGAAGGGTCCGCTTCTCCGAATGCCCAGGACGAGTCGGGGGAGACTCAAAAAGCCTGTGCAGTTTTTCATGTGTCTTGACGTTGATCTGCGTTGGAAATACGCTCATCATGCCCCTTCGGAACATTGACAGTTCCAAAGATGCAACTCCAGCTATGGTCATATTTGGCCTCCCGCCCCCATCCTCTCGCCGGGATGGGGGTTTTCTTTTTGCTTTTTAAGTTCGCGCTCTTGCGAGCAGTACCTGATGTTGTAGCCCAGCGGGGAGTCCCCATGCAAGCACACGAGTACCCCCTCTTCTCTTCTGCTTACACTCGTATCCCGCTGCCCGAAGGAGAGTGGCAATGCGATTCTTCACCGCTTTTGCTTCCCAAATAAAAACTTCGGAACCATAGACTGAAGCCAGCAGTTCATCCAAGGTGAAGGCGCATGTGCTCGAAAGGCGATGCGCTGCCTCAAGAACAGACGTAGGGCTGATGGGGTCGTTGTCTTCTGAACCCAGGCGAACCTGCGCCTTCTTGGGCCAGTCAGGGTTGTCCCCATACCAGGCCAGCAAAAGGCGAACACCTTGCTCAATAACCTCAAAGTTATCTTGATCGGAGATGGCGGCTGCGCGGCTAACCAGGCGTTGGATTGTGCGGTGCGCTTCGCTACGTTCTACTGCGAGTTGTACTTCTTTCTTCACGCTTCACCTCCGAAGACTTCTTGCAACCACTCGGGTAGCAAGGCAGTCCGTTCTTTCTTTACAGGAACAGCATCCACCCTCTTGGTATTGATGGCTTCAAGCAGTTCCTCGATACATTGTTCTCGGGCTGCACAAGCTGCGTTGTGCTGGGCTACCTCAACCTCTCTGTCTAAAGCCCGAATAGTTTTCTCGGCTTCAAGCAACACTGTGGAAAGCTCAAACTCTCCAGCAAGATGCGCTGAATCTCCAAGGTCTTTTAGTTGATTGATAAGTTTCTCCATTGGGTTCGTAGTCTCCAAGTGACGGGTTTGAAGTTGGTTGACACTATCCTGATGTAACACAGGTGAGTGCTCTTGCATAGCAAATGTAGGTGTCACTTATGTGCTGCCAAGATAAGTGACAGTTGTCACTTATGTACTAAACAGCGTGCGTCTCTACAGGGGTTAGGTGTCAACCATCTTTCGCACGTATCCCCCTGAACCTTATAGGGCTCTATTCTACCTACCTACCTCTGGGGTTCACATAGGTAGGTATATGCCCTAAAAAGGGAAATAGTTCAGTCGGAGTTAAGTGACGCATGGTTGACACCCGGCGCACCCACACCTTCTCTCTGGGCCGAAAGAAGGGGGGTGGAGGGGCGTTAGTGTGATGCTCGGTGATTCTCCAAGTCTTCCTCTTCTGGCTCGCCAGGCAAGCTGTCGATCGGAATCTCGGTATACTCTTTCACGGCGTTTCTATTGAGCACATCATTATTCGGGAATGTGATTTGATATGCTTCTTCCAAGATAAACCACATTGCAGATCTACGAGACTCGCTACAAACTTCCTCGCTGAATACATCGTAGACGAGCAGGAAGTAGCTCTCGCTGTCAGTGTGCTCATCGTAGTGGCAGTATTCGTATTCCATCTGGTTTCTCCTTTGAGTGTTTACTCTTCTTCTGGGGTCCATTCTTCGAGGCGTCGGACTCCTATGACCTTGCCTCGATAATCTTTGACTACTGATTCCCGGCTTGTGTCAGGTACGAACACCCGACCAGGCCAGAGGTCGATGATGTATGGTGCGACCATACGAGACACGATGAGTCCGGGTATCTCTCCATCGGGTGGAACAGGGGGAAGACCGCGAACGGACTCATATGCAGGAGGGTCTACAAGAGGGATACCCTTGTAAGCGCCGCACTCTTCTCTTGGGCCTTCCCGGAGGAAGAGCCTTCCCTTGGAGGAGAGGTCGTACAAGACTCGCTCTCCTGTTGTGTCGTAGATTGTTTGCTGATGGCTTGTCATGTTCCAGAGCATTGTGACCTCTCAAGGATGGGGATGACTGCGGAACCATTGCTGGTCCAGATAGGTGTGAAGTTCGTAAGAATGAACATCGATGCTTTGTAGGTATCTGATGCTGGGTACGGAGCTTCATAGGGCGCACGGATAAGGAGGTCATCCCAGGTGAGTGGGACGCCTTCGTTACGCAATCCTTCAGGCCCTTCGACGCCATGCCAGATCTTACGAAGAGCTTCTGTCTCCTCATCCGTAAGCATGTATGGGACAAAGTAAACGTTTTCCTCATACATCACCAGTTCGCCGTAATGCTCGCTGGTGAGGTAAAGCGTTGTCGATGGCCAGAAGCATACGACATCAAGCCAGTCGCTAATCCTGGCTCGCATGAGTGATTGTAGTTGTAGTTGTGTCATGTGGTTTCTCCTTGGTGGTTGCTTTATGGAAGCAGTCGTTACAGTAGTTGTCGGTGCTACCGCCGAAGCAGTACGGCACTGTTCGGTTACAGTAGTAGCAATGCCAGTAAGTTAGGCAGTGTTCATCTTTCTCTTGTTGGCCGCAGAACTTACAGTGCATGGGCCTAACCGTAGATGATTTTGCCGAAGCAAGCTTGTTGAAGGATGCGTTCCGCTTCGTCAACGCAGTCGACGACGAGGTAACCCTCTTCAGGCTCGTTGAAACTGCGGAGACGAATGATGTCCCGAATCCCGCTGCCGCTGTCCCCAGCGACGAACAGTTCGAGTACCGCTTCCGCTACTCTTTGAGGCGTTACGACTATGACTGCGCCATCGGGGCATCCCGATGCCAACGTGATGGAGCAATGGGTATTACAGACGGCCACACTGGAGCGGGGCGAGGCATCATCGACCAAGCGGGTCAACATTCGGGATGCCCAGTGTTTGCAAGAGTACCCCGCCAAGTCCATCAGTTGGCCGAAGGTATAAGCATCTGGGGCGTGGAGGAAGATAGTCATGCTCGCTGGACGTGGCTTACAGACCTCACACCAGGCAATCGGGGCATCACGGGCTCCGGGGTCTACAGTAAGGTCGATGTCTTCTCCACATTCTTCGCAGAAGGGAGGGGATAGTTTAGGGGGTGTCATGTGGTTTCTCCTATAGGTTTTGGTCTTGCTCATAGGCAAGGTATGAGAGGATGAACATTACGAGGATGAAGAGTTCGATACATCCTCCTCGACAGATACTTCCTCCTCATTAATGAAGGTCTCGTCATAGGTCTGAAGCTCATCCTCCAGCGCGGTTACCCAGTGTTGTATGATGCCGAGTAGTTGGCACGACTCTATGTCAGTGTTGACAGGTATGGTGATGGTGAGTTTCGTCATGTGGTTTCTCCTTGATTCATGATGTTCCGGTCGGGTAGAGTGCTGGTGAAGGTCGCACAACATGTAATATCCGCCCATATTTGAGGATCAGAGGTCAGGGCTATTACTTCTCCTTGATTCATGATGTTTATAGGGGCGACAACGGCTGAAGAGCCGCAGATTTCTTGCAGCATTGAAAGAGCACCTTTCATTGTGTCAGAATCTATCTCGATGTCTTGTCGTTTATAGGTGTAGGACAGCCCTACTCCTATTTCCGAGGGATCATGGAAGTCTCTCCACTTGTCGAAGTTCGACTCTCCGCGAAGGTAGATAATCTTCCAACGGTATCTTTCATTGTCCATGTGGTTTCTCCTGGGCACTATGCGTCGAGTGCCACCATTAGTGAATAGGCGAGGACAATCCCCGCACAGATGATGTGACCGAACACGAAGTTGATTTCAATCATGCCTGTCTCTGTACTGCATGGCGCAAGGTATTCCCGGAGAGGGACATTGCATGCTTCTTCGATACAGCACGGACGTTTGTTGCGTCAGGAAACTGACGTTGTATTTGCGCGATGGCTGTCTCTTCTTCCTGGGCATTGCGCACCCGCGCCATTGGCACGCCATTGATTGTGTATTCGATGTAGTAGTTTCTCATTGGGCGTATCTCCTGATTAGGTTTAGGGCTTTTTCAAAAGTGCAGTCCTGTGGACCGAACGAGGAACAGAAGTCCAACTTCATCTCTGGCAAGCTGATTCGAATCTTCTGCTCATCGTGACTCTGATACCAGTCAGGTATCGGAATCTCGATAGAGTCGAACTGTACGGTGTCGTCTTTTTCGAGGTCGCCGGAAAGGCCCGTCCTTTCATACTGGTGACAGCCCGGCGTATCTGGCCCGAAGGCTCCCGCAGGTATCCAATGAATGGTAACCCCGATAGCTTTCCATATGGTGCCCTGTGCTGCACGGACCAGCGTGTTTAGCTCATCTATATTGATTGTCGTCATGGTTTCTCCTTGGGCTTCTGCTATGAAGGCGGTGGATAGATTGGTTGATTGTTTTCGTACCAGGCGAGCCAGCCAGCCTGGAAAGTGTCGCAGTCGTCTGCCCACTGGTGGAACTTTGCGTTCAGTACGGGGCAATCTCTGGGGTGGACTGGTACATCGAGACCACGCTCACGCAGCCATGCTTCGATAGCTGCTGCTTCTTCGCCCAAGTCGTGGAGGTGCTCGCTTCCTCCGCCGCAACACCAGTCGCAGCCGCTGTAGGTAGCGTGCATCATATCGATAGTAGACCATATTGCGTACAAAGACGCGCGTGCATCGGCTGCGCTTGTTGGCTGTCTCATATGTCTGCTCATACGTCACCTCGCAGTTGTTCGAATACATATCGTTGAAGCATCGCATACCTGCCATGCTCCGCTGTACCTGGAATGCGATACCGCTTTGTCCATCGGCGGCGACCATCGAAGCCTGTGAACCAATCGCATCCGCATTCGCGCTCAAACTTGGCGATACCTACAGCACGTCGCGCTGCCTTCATTTTGTTTGTCATCATTTGGTTTCTCCTTTGTTGGGTTGCTATGGCAACGGCAGATCGCCGAAGGGTGGAATAGACCAGTAAGATACGAACTCCCCGTCTTCGTCATAGACTTCGATGAGGCTACCTCCTGTACCTTTAGGGTCTCGTTTCTCTTTGTAGGTCCAGCGCAGTTCGGGGATAGGCTCTGCTATCTCTTCTCCTTCGGTTAGCTGGCGGATAGCTTCTTCTACTTCCTCCCCAGGCTTGAAGACGCGGGGAGGTAGGTTGAGTATGGTTTTCATCATTTGGTTTCTCCTATTCATCAATGTCGCTGAATGAGTATGGCAGTCTGACTGGGGTAGGGGCCCGCATGAACTCATCGTAAAGTCCAAGCGCGGCGAGTTGTTCAAAGATGTGTTTCCCGATTAACGTCGGATGTTCCTCGGCAATCCGGCGTTTCATTTCTCCGAAGTAGTGGGCACGATCGTCATCCCCACGCCAGTAGGGTGCTTGTTCCCAGGGCTTTCTTTCACTCATCGGTTTCTCCTTTCCTTTGGGTTAGATTCTACGGAACTCGAAGGTGAAGTCAGCATTGTCAGGGTGTGCAAGGTCAACTTCGAGTAGCTGGCGTCGTTCATCGTCAGTAAACATCGACGCATAGATGAGATTTGTAACGAGCACACCGCGATTCCAGTCTACTGGCTTGAATCGGTTATGCCCTTTGGGCTTTGCGTAAAGCCGCCATTTGTGTTCAGTCATTGGTTTCTCCTACTTTATCTCTTGGGCAAGGATGCCATAGCCGCCCCAGTCTGTACCGAGACCATCGGGAATGGTTACCTGCTCATTGTCGAGCTTGAGGGCGTAGCCGCGTGGGTCTCGGTTAATGAAGAACCCGCCAGGAAGGCAGCCCCCGAAGACTTCCTTGACCTGCTCTTCGAGACCATCGAGGATACCTTCTTGTCGGTCTGCGCCTTCGGGAGTATTGCAGGCATCCTCATTGGCGTTGCTGGCTATCGCCTCAATCCGGCGTAGTGCTCGCCACATGGAAAGGCCGTCGGCATTTTCGGGGTCGGTGTGGAGCCCCTTTAGGGCGTGGTGGTGTCGTGCTCGACATGCGTTGGTGTTGCTCATTTGGTTTCTCCTTGGGCTATTCGCCCCTCGTTGGGCCGATGTACCAAATCAATCGGCATAGCTGGGTATCTTCAGAAAGGCACGGCGGACGGTCTACGCCATCACCTGCCAGGGCTTCAGCTACTTTCATAGTGTCGATGAGCACTGTCGTTGTGCCATCATCATCACTTTCCATTGTGCCCCAAAGCACATCGGCAATGGCATAACGACTGCCAATCCATTGCAACCACCCAAGTTCACCTTCGGTTAGCTGGTAGCGGAAAAGACAGTGCTCGGTCACTGATTCGAACTCCTCGATGTCGAGCCCTTCGAGGTAGGCACTGGTAAACAGCTTCATTCGGCTTCTCCTGGGCGAAAGGTGTTGCTGTCTGCAAGGTAAAGGGGCTTGCCACCTGGCAAGATGTAGAGCGTTCCGGCATTGCTAAAGCACGCACAGTAGACACGGTACAACCTGCCATTGTGTGAGACCTTGTAAGGCGTAGTGAGCTTTCGACCGTAGCCGCTGGCAGTCTGCTGAAGCCCCTTCACATGCCACCACAACGGCGAGTAGACGAGGTGACTTTCTGTTTCTTTGTAGTCCATTCGGTTTCTCCTTCCTGCATAAAGGGCAGGCAGGAGCCCAGGAATATCACTACTCCTGGGCAACTGTTTACCCTCACTCATACACTGCAAAGCAGTATGGCAAATGCATACAGGCTGATACAGCAGACCAGCACCCCGACGATGTCATCCATTATTCCACCTCCCTCATTGCCAGCGATACACTGGTTTTTGTGTATGGCGCGCCGTCTGGCGTTTTGGCTGGCAGGTATTCAAGCATCGTCGTGGCGGCTTCTGCCTTGGTACGCGCCTGCCTGACACATTCCACCATCAGGCGGTACAGCCCCTCGTCATTGTGCAGCCAGAGGCTGACGTTCCAGCAGTTCCAGTTCCTGTGTCCGTTGTAAGACATCGTGGTTTCTCCTTGTAGTCAGTTGACTACGGTTGACGTTCACCGAGAATCGGTGACCGCTTCCCGCTGTGCTCAAATATTGAACACAGGGGGGAGCGTACAGCCCAGGACCGTGTTGTTATCGCGCCCCTAAAAGGGGTTGACGCTGTGCTTACGTTACACAGAACCGCCGACTTTCAGGAAGCCGGGCCCGTCCAGGCTGTACGCCAAAACCGCCGGGTCTCGTACCCGGTATGGGGTCAGACGCTCGCTTGCTATGCGCTCGTCGTCTCCCCTCTCTCACGTCGTATTCACTCGGTATCGCTCGCCGGGTCTCGTCGGTTCTTTCGTCGCGTCTACTCTTGGGTTCATCGATGCTATGTGAGATGCGTTGCAGGGTTTACCCGTTCGCCTCTCCAATGTTGCAACGGCGTTGCCGCCTCTCCCTCTACGGTTAACCGTATCGGGGTCTCGCCTTTCCCGTTCGCTTTCGCGCTACTTAAACCGCATACCGCGCGGCTCGCTCAACGTCGTACTGAAATGTCAAAGAACGCCAACCCGCCGTAGACTTGTCCGTAGTCGGCGCCCATTTCTGAAACGCCTTCCGATACCCTGCGGTCTCGCGTATCTACCTATTCCCGTCTACTGGGTCTCCCCTTCGCCCCCTGGAGTGGGCCGCCCGTTCCGACTTGTCTTTGGACTTACCGGTGGGCGGTGCCGTGTGGCGAAGATTCGAGTCTGTAAAAGAACTGGTCGATGCTGTGCAACTGCATTGCATCTGTTTACAGAATATATGAGTGAGCGAAGATAGCAAGCGTTTTTCTTTTGAAAATGTACGATTGTAGAGACGCACTGCGTTTTTTTCTTTCATTTTTTTCTGGCCAGGGGTCAATCGGACAGAAAATGTCCGCCCTCGTTTTACGCGATAGGTGGAACGCGCGCGCGTACACCCGTGCGGTCACGCGCTCCGGGCGTACCCGTGCGATCCCGTGCGCCCCTGCGCCCGCTTGCGTGGCCGCCCGCGATCGGGTGCGTGCGTGCGCGCGTACACGGGCGTGCGTGCGTGGGCGTGCGGGCGTGCGTGCGCGTAGGCGCGTGCGCGCAAGTACCCCTTTTAAAAAATAAGGGGCCTCTCCCTTTCGTCAGCGCGTGAAGGGCCGTTGGGTAGGCTTTACCCCTGCCGAGCTTGGACCAATCGATTATGAGACGAAGGGGTACCCATCCCCGGTTTTAGGGCCGCCGTTTTCGTTTTCCGTGTGACTCCTCGCACATATGCCACCCATTTTACCTTTTTGCACCTGCAATGCGTCAGATACGACATCTCATTGAAGCGATAGACCCTTCCTTCCGGGTTGAGCATCTCCGTCTGGTAGATGTGTACTGGTCGTTTAAGCTTCGCCCTCCGATGTTGATCAACAAGCACAAGGCGCACTTACAGAAGAATGTCTTCGAGCCATTTAAGCGCAGCGCAGATGGCTTCTACACGATGGCGCGCAAAGAGAAGCGTTTACGGTCGTTATATTTTGGGTGTTTGGATAAACGGTTCGCGACCAGCCCACTGGTACTGCCTCAACCTCTTCTCTGGGCACTATCGGAGGTGCAGGGGGTAGAGGTAACGATGGCGCCCTGGGAGTTGGTGCAAGGAGTCTCTTTCTTC